CTGCTGCTGCTAGAGATCAATTATTTGAGTTCAACGACGAAATTACAAGAACTAACTTTGTAAATATAGTTGAACCATTCCTACGTGATGTTCAAGCAAAACGAGGAATCTATGATTATGTCGTCATTTGTGACGAAACTAACAACACCGCATCTGTAATAGACAATAATGAGTTTGTCGCAGATATCTTCATTAAACCCGCACGTTCAATTAACTTCATCGGTCTAACCTTTGTCGCTACAAGAACTGGCGTATCCTTTGAAGAAGTAATCGGTAACGTTTAATAACTTAAGGAAGTAACAACTCATGGCTACAAGAAACCAACTAAATCCACCTCCATTAAGAAAGATTACTGATTTCAAGAGTAAACTTAGTGGTGGCGGTGCACGTTCAAATCTCTTTGAATGTGAACTTGCATTCCCACAAGCAGTAAGTGTAGAGGGTTTGAATGACATTTTGAATAAGGCAAGATTCTTAGTCAAAGCAGCAAACTTACCTGCATCTAACGTTGCTCCGATTGAAGTTCCATTCAGAGGTAGGGTTTTAAAAATTGCTGGTGATCGCACATTTGATACTTGGACAATCACAGTAATTAATGATACAGACTTTGCAATTAGATCTGCTTTTGAAAAGTGGATGAATACAATCAACAGAGTTTCTGATAATACTGGAACAACTAATCCAGCAGACTATCAAGCAGACGCTTTTGTATTCCAACTTGATCGTAGTGGAGAAACATTAAGAAAGTATCATTTCTATGATGTGTTCCCAACACAGGTAGCACCTATAGAATTATCTTATGATGCTCAAGGAATTCAGGAGTTTCAGGTCGAACTTCAGGTTCTTTACTGGGAAGCAATTAAAGGTAACGGTGCTAATGCTGGTGGAGAGGACATTAACTAATCACCTAAATAGTGCTATAATAGAAGTAAAAATATTATACTATGGCTAAGCTGTTTGGTTTTTCTATTGATGATGGTAAAGATAAATCACCGTCAGTAATATCCCCTGTCCCGAAAACGAATCAGGACGGGGTTGATAATTATATTTCCAGTGGATTTTACGGTTCATATCTGGATATTGAAGGTGTTTATAAAACTGAACATGATTTAATTCGTAGATATCGTGAGATGGCTCTTCATCCAGAAGCAGATGGTGCTATTGAAGATGTTGTAAATGAAGCGATAGTGAGTGATTTATATGATTCACCTGTTGAAATTGAATTATCCAACTTAAATGCAGGTGAATCATTAAAAAAAGCAATAAGAGAAGAATTTAAAAATATAAAAGAAATACTAGATTTTGATCGCAAAGCACATGAGATATTTCGTAACTGGTATATAGATGGTAGAGTTTATTATCTTAAAGTCATTGATATAAAAAATCCAATGGCTGGAATACAGGATCTAAGATACATTGATCCTATGAAGATGAAGTTTGTTCGTCAACAAAAGAAACAGGATCCTAAAACTAGATTATTAGATCTAGGTCCTAAAGGTCCACAAGAAAATATTAATGAACCAGAGATTGAGGAATATTTTTTATATACAGCGAAACCAAATTATAATTCTGGTATGATTGCAGGTACTGGTGGTAGAAAAGGATCAGTAAAAATTGCAAAAGATTCTGTTGTATATTGTAGTTCTGGTTTAGTTGATCGTAATAAAGGAACAGTTTTATCATACTTACATAAAGCAATTAAGGCACTTAATCAGTTAAGAATGATCGAAGATAGTCTTGTAATTTACAGATTATCAAGAGCACCAGAAAGAAGAATATTTTATATTGATGTTGGTAATCTACCAAAAGTAAAAGCAGAGCAATACCTAAAAGAGGTCATGAGTCGCTATCGTAATAAGTTGGTTTATGATGCAAACACTGGTGAAGTTAGAGATGATCGTAAATTTATGAGTATGCTAGAAGATTTCTGGTTGCCTCGTAGAGAGGGTGGTCGTGGAACTGAAATTACAACATTACCAGGTGGACAAAATCTTGGAGAACTTGCTGATATTGAATACTTCCAGAAAAAATTATACCGTGCATTGGGAGTTCCTGAGTCAAGAATCGCTGCAGATGGTGGATTTAATTTAGGTAGATCATCAGAGATATTGAGAGATGAACTCAAATTTTCAAAATTTGTTGGAAGATTGAGAAAGAGATTTTCTGCAATGTTTAATGATATGCTTCGCACTCAACTAATATTAAAGAACATTGTAACACCAGAGGATTGGGAATCAATGGGTGAACATATTCAATATGATTTCTTATATGATAATCAGTTTGCAGAATTAAAAGAATCTGAAATGCTTCAAAGTCGTTTAGGTAATCTAGCAACAATTGAACCATATATTGGTAAGTTCTATTCTACTGAGTATGTAAGGAAGAAGATTTTAAGACAAACAGATACTGAAATCATAGAACTTGATCAACAAATTGAAGATGAGATTGAAAAAGGCATACTACCTGATCCATCACAAATAGATCCTATTACGGGTGAACCTTTACCTCAAGAAGGTGGTGAAATGGGTGAAGTTCCCCAAGATCCAGACCTTGAAGCACAAGGAGAAGTAACTGATGCACAAGCACAAAAAGACGCTAGGAAAGCCGAGATATAAATAAATTATATAATTATAGTATTTTTATGGAAGAAAATGATGCTCAACCAACAAATGTGTTGGATTTGATAGCCACCGATTCATCACCTGCAGAAATTACAGACACTTTAAAGTCTATGATTTATGCAAAAGCTGGTGAGAAGATTGATGGTATGAAAGGATACGCTGCAGCAAGTTTATTTGGTCAAGAACCAGAAGAACCTACAGCAGAAGTTGAAACTGAAGTAGATCAAGAACCCGAAGAGGAAGAAGATGCCTAGACTATTAATTAAAGGTACAGAAGCAGCGATGGCTACCGCATCTGGTAGTGCGTCAACATTTGGAAATGCGACTGTGGTTCGTGTAGTAAATACAGCGACAGGAGCTGATCATTTAGTGACTGTTGCAGAAAGTGCAGGTGGTACAGTGGTAGGAACCTTTACTTTAATGAGATCTGAAAGTGCATTAATAGAGAAACAAACCAGTCATGTAATTTTTGCTGCAGCTGCTGCAGTAAAGGGTACAAAAGTAGGATACACAAACTAAGAAAATGAAACTAATTACCGAAGAAGTATCAAACGTTAAAATTATTACTGAAGGAAAAGGTAGTAAAAAAAGAATGTGTATTGAAGGTATATTCCTTCAAGGTGAAATTAAAAACCGTAACGGAAGAATGTATCCAATCGACACTCTCGATAGAGAAGTTGGTAGATACAATGAAAACTTTGTCGGTAAAGGTAGAGCGTTAGGTGAACTTGGACATCCTGATGGTCCTACAGTTAACTTAGATCGTGTATCACACAAGATTACTTCACTTGTAAGAGAGGGAAATAATTTTGTCGGTAAGGCAACTTTATTATCAACCCCTATGGGTAAAATTGCATCGTCATTAATTGATGAGGGTGTAAAACTTGGAGTGTCTTCTCGTGGTGTTGGATCACTTAAAGAAGATATGCACGGTTGTAAAGTTGTTGGAGAAGATTTCCAACTAGCAACTGCTGCTGATATAGTAGCAGATCCTTCTGCTCCAGACGCTTTTGTGAATGGAATTATGGAAGGAAAAGAGTGGGTTTGGGAAGGTGGAATCCTTCGTGAACAACTCGCAGAAAAGACCGAAAAGCGTATTAATACACTTGTCGATCAAAAAAGACTCGAAGAGTATAAATTGAACTTATTTAATGATTTCTTATCAAATCTATAAGTTCTATAAATAATATCAGATTTTACAAAAATCTATTAGCCCTTGGTAGCAATTTACAAAAAATGGATAACGTAGTAACCAAAAACGCCAAGCCCGCAGAACCAATGGTATCTGGCGGTGCATCATACGAGGATCTAGGTGGACCTACACCTACAAACTCAAAACCAGACGATGACTCTAACAAGTTAAAGATCCCTGAACTTGCAACAGTTAAAGATGTTGTAAATGCAAAAGCAGGAAAAGGAGATCCTATGCCTGTTATGTCTAGTAACGAACTAGAAGGAGAGGAAATCTCTGAAGATGAGGTTGCTACAGATGAAGTAGTTGCTGAAGAAGAAACTACTGAAGATGAAGTAGTTGCTGAAGAGGAAACATCTGAAGAAGAAATTGTTGAAGAAGAGGATTATGCAGTGGACGTTGAGCAAGACGTTCAAGCACTCTTTGAAGGCGAAGAACTTTCTGAAGAGTTCCAGTCCAAGGCAAGAACAATTTTTGAAGCC